GCAAAGCGTTCCTGCATCCAGCGTTCCATGGCACCGGCCTTCCCTGCTCTGATGTCTTCGGCATACTTAGTGAATTCCTTCTCTAAAATAGTCCCCTTGTACTCAGAGAGGTGATCTTCGGAAAAGGCGGCCCATGAACGAATGGTAGAGAGATCACCCTGCATGCTCTTCAATGCAGCGCGTGCTTTCGCCGTATCCCCGTTGAAGTAGGTGGCGGCATTCTCTTCGCTCATCTGACTCATGTTCTCGAGCATAGAAAGGAACATATGAGCGCCTTCATGGATGACTGTAGATTCATTCGCACCGTCGAAAAGCTCAATGACGTTGGTGTTTCTGTCGTAGGAGCCTTGGTAATTGCTGCCTTCCTGGAAATATTGCTTTACTCTGTCTTGTGCGCTATTTGTGACTCGCTCGCGGTCGCCTTCTATTCTGGGATCATATAAACGGATGGTTACGCCTTGTGCCCTCAGATAATCTTTGATCTCTTTTGACGCATTTTTGGGCATGACAGCAGCAGCCACTTCACTGAAACGAACCGCGCGCTGTGGCTTTGCCTCGAAATACTTAGCAGGAAGATCCTTTACTTCCTTTATAATTTCTTTGGCCTGTTTCTCTAACGCTGCGGAATATGTGAAGCCAAACTTTCTCGCAGATGCTTTGAACGTTTTCCCTGACATCATGGACATCAGAACTTGCGATGCATCAGAACGGGATTCCCAGCTGTCTTCCCACTTGTAGGCTTCAGCCATTCGGCCCGTGAAATCTATAATTTCGTCTTTTACCTTTGTGTACTGTTCCGATTTATCCAAGCTCGTCTCGATGTTGGTAGATTCATCCATGTTCCTATCTGCTTCCCGGTGCATTTCTCCGAATGATTCTATCTTTTTGGCACTGCTGGCTATGATATTTCCTATGCCGAATCCGGCAAAACCTTTTTGAGCATTTTTTAGGTTTCCCAACATGGCATCAACTATGTTCTCCAAGTCTGCAGGTTTACCGCTATCCCGAATGACAGACTCGCCTAACATTTCATCTCGAAAAGATTCTTTCCAGGCATTGAACGTATTTTGATTGGCCTTTATTCGCTTGTCTAACTGCTGTTTAAAACTTTCCTCTTCAAAAACCTTCTTGTCTCTTTCCAAGTAGTCTGAAAGCAATGAATGAAGCGTTTCTCCATTTACCAGCCTGGCCTGCTGCCGTTTGTGTACCCTTTTGAGGAATGGCGATTCGTTTCCTTCCGGCTTCTTTGATAATTCATTGACTATCAGATCATTGGCTTCCTTGAGGTCCGTGCTTTCTTCCAGCATGGCAGAAGGGCCTTCGTACAACAGCTCTTTTAGCCCCTGCTTCCCGTACTTCTTTTCAAGCCCCTGACATGCCTTCAATATCTTGGGATGATCTATCAGTTCTTTGTTTAACCCCTTCTTTCTCCATTTTAGTTTTGGCTCCTTGTTTATTGTTTTCAGAAAGTAATATTTGTACCCTGCGGAGTTCAGTGAATCCTCTAACATCTTTTGCACGTCACCATTCTTATTATTGGCGTTGCGTAAGATATAGCTATTGTATATATCCCCGTAATCAGCAACTTCTCTTGGAAGCTCCTCTTGTAACGGCTCTATGGCTTTTTCTACAAAAGACGTCAATCTCTTCATGTTGGCCAATCTAATAACTTTAGGGAACACGCCTGTCCATGCATCTCTGGAAAAAACTGGGGTTTTTGATGGGTCTACCGTATCCTTTTTCATAATCAAGGTAGCGTCCCCAAAGCCGGTATATGGCGTCTGCTTTTTAGTGACAGCAATAGAAGGTACTGGGAGCCCTCCTAACTTGATAGCGGCTGCCAGATTTCCCAAATCTATGTTGTGCATGGCAACGAGGTCTTTGTCTGCCGCCGTCTGGTAGTAGGTGGGATTTTCGCTTTTTAGCTTGACAAGGTTTTCTTCATTTGCTACATTAGGAGCAGATAAAAGGTTATCGACTTTTTCTTCGGGAATGAGCCAATGGGGCTGCTCTGAAGAAATCCAGTCGGTAGCCTTTTTTCTATTGGCATATTCTAATTTCCCTTCCTGTAATTGTTTTTGGAACCATACAAAAGACGTTCTCCTTGTTTTCTTATCCGTTTTCCCATACGCACTTGTAATCTGATTTACTTCATAGTTGCCTTTCTTGCGTTCTAATTCCATGGGTATCACGATGGTAGCCCCGTTCTTATCTTTGAGTTCAAGCACGATCACCTTGCGCACTTCTCCGTTTTTCCCACTGTATGTGGAAAAGATCATCATCGGATCCGTAAGTGCACGTGGAATTTGTTTCATGATGTCCGGAGTGATATCCGTATGCTTGTCTACTAAAACTTTTTTCAAGTCGGATACAGAAATTTCAACCGGCAGAACTTCAGCTCCTACAAGCCTCATCACAAGCGGAGTCCTCATGACTTGGATAGTATCTGTGGAAATCTTTCCTGCCATGAAACGATCTACGCTATCTGCGAAGGATTTCTCATCTGCGTCCAGCTGCCGCTCGGCCATATCCTTCTTTGTCGACTTGCCCGATAGGACGTTATGGGCATATTCTCCAGCCATTTGGTGATAGGTGCTGCTCTCTTCGAAGTCGTTTACGACGCTCGCTAGGATTTCTCCGTTTCCCCCGATTTTATCGGTAGTTTCTTTGACTTTTGCCAGCCATTCCTGTATACTATGGGTAAAGAAGCTCTTATCAGACTGTGACTCGTTTTTGGGATCGAGCAGCATGGTCTGATGAGGGCTTTTTTTATTTTTATCTGCCCCATTAAAATCCATGTCGTATAAATAATGTTTGCCGTTTTCATCCGTGCGAACAACAATTCTAATGTACTGTCCCGGTTTATTCCCTACCTTAATCCCATAATAGCGATATCCCGTAGTGGTTTGATTCAGGCGCTTGTTCCTTGTGAGATCTTTTTCGCTTTCAAATAAAAACGTGGAATCTCGAATAATATCCGGCAACCTCGATACCGCCACCAATACTCTTCTGTCAGCAGAATGCCTGCGAATTTCCTTCAATGCTGACATGGGAACGACAATCTCTTCACCATCTTTTCTTTTAACCGCAGCTGGCTCCGGATAACCTGTATTATTTTTGACCGTTGAAAATAGCTTTCTGAATACGTCTTTAGCTTCCTCCTTGGCCGCTTTAAAATCCATTTTCTGAAAGTGCTGCATTTCTTTCTCGGCCAATTCAACATGGACTCCATTGATTAGCCCGTTTATTTTCTCTACAGTATCCCAATCTCCAAACCATTCCCTGAAAGTTTCGCTATGGGCGATCAGCCACTGGCGCTCGGTCAGCTTTGTCGGTGTACCGTCCGGGGCTTTCATCCATTCCTCAGTATTCCAGTATTTCTCCTTCACGAGCTGCAGTTCGTTCTCGATGGCGGACTGGTTCAGCTGATGCGCGGTCTCCGGACTGACTTCACCAGCGGCAATCATGGCCAATTTTAAAGGCACGCCATAATTCTTATGGAAATTCTCTGCGAGCTTTGCCAGGATTAAAGCGGAGTCTTTCGCGGCTTTGGTGACAGCCCCGTTCCCTGCGGCCTGAATCTGCGCGAGGAGAGGCTTGTAGGCTTCTTCATAGGTCTCGGGATCCAGTAGTGTCTGCGCGATGAGATCTTCTTTGTTCAAGGATTTCAGTGTCTCACTCACTCTCTCGATGGACTCGACTCTCTTTTTCGCTTCTTCGATCTCAGCGATGGCCGCTTTGGATTCTTCATCGCCTTTATCATTCTCGGCAATGATTTTCTCTTGGGCAATATCGTAGAGTTCACGCTGGTTTGGTGCTCTTCCGTATGCACCATAAAAATCCTGATACCAATCTGGGTTCTTGGAAACTCTGAGATGTACCCGATCTTTCCCTTCCCCGACGTCGAACATATCGACGCCTTTTTCATTGGAAAAATTCGCGTCCTGTGTCTTTCTCCGTTCCATGTAGTCCTGGAGTTCTTTGACGCCGGTCAGCTTTCCCCATGCGTCTTTGGCTTCCTGGAGGATGGTCTTGCATGTATCTTCGATATGATCCAAACCGCCGGAAAGAATTTCTCTTGCGGTGTCCCTATCTTCTCTTCCAATATCGGTATCATCGGAGAAGTGGTCGTTCAAGATTTTTTCTGTAGCGGCCGCTTCTCTTTTTTCGCGTGTCATGGTGACAATGTCGATCATGTCTTTCATGCGCTGGCGTTCTTCCCGGATGGCATGGATCGTTTTTTCTCCTTTGTCCATGGTGGTGTAGTCGGAAAGGGCTTCATGGGTTTCGGGGGTGGCGGTCTGCATGTATTTCCCTGTCTCTACCTCTAAGGGCTTGCCGGTCTTGATGGCGTCATCTAATTCTTTAGCGGTGATCGTACCATCTTCTACGAGCTTGTTTAAGGCATCGTGTGTCTTTTCATTTTCGGCCGCTGCGGAAGCGTCGATGTAAAGCGTGCCGGAGCCGGTATGATCGAGCTGGTTCTGCAGTGTCTTCCGGTAGGTTTCCGGTGCTTTTTTGTAAAGGGACGATTCGGCGCGGAGATCCATGAGTTTCTGCAGCATGGATCTTTCGTTCTCACGTTTGAATTCGATAACGGCGTCTTTCATTTCGGAGAGGCCGGCGATTCTCTTCATGGCTCTATGGGCTCCCGCACCTGCCAAGGCAGCGCCGCCGATGGACATGCCGATGACGGAAGGGACGGCTTCGATCATGGCATTCAAGGCATTTCCCATCATCTCTCTTACGGGAACAGTTTCTTTCCCAAAGAGGTTTGTATCGATATCTGCAGAAAGAGACTGCAGGCCTTCTTCTGCGATCTCAGGCACTGCCACTTTGACAAACTGTTTCGCACCGTATCCGATGGCTTTAGCTCCTACGGCTGCTCTCCCTGCGCCGATCAGTTTCTTCATGGCGGCTTCGTTCTTGATGACGGCTTTGGCTGCGTCGCTCCCCCATACTTTGGTGATGCCCTTGAGTGCGAGCTCCCATGCACCGGTTTCAATGGCTGCATTGATCCTTCCGACTCTCTTGGCATGGCCAATGGCCTGCTCTCGGGTATAAACAGATTTTCCGTTTTTATCCTTTTTGGTGCGCCAATCCCAATACGCCTGTCCAGCTTCCGCTCTATAGGTTCCTGTGAAGACGGAAGCAGTGCCTAAGGCGATGAGCCCTGTCAGTGCGGCCGCTCCTGTGACGGCTGCTCCTGCCACAGCGCCTGTGGCTCCTACGGTGCCCGCTGCGGATGCAGCGCCTAAGGTAGCGATCTGCGGCAAGTTTGTTTTGGTGGCCGCTAAGATAGGCTGCGCCAATGGAGCGATCGGAGCGAGGATTTCTGCTGCGCCGCGCATGATCATATTCTTCTGCATGGAAAGCTGGGAGATGGTTTCCCCTACAATCTTGGCCACGTAGGAGTCCCCGATTTCTGCGTTATATGCTTTCTGCGCATTCATGAGTCCCGGGATGGCTTTCTCTACTTCTTCATCGGAGATTTCCCCAATAGAGGCTTTGTACATGAGTTCGCTCTGTGCGTCGAGCGCCTGCCCGGCTTCGTAGGCGGTGCCCACAAAATGGGTGCCGGTGTCGTAGAGGTAGCCAATGACGTTAGAAAGATCGGTGAGCTTGCTTTCCGGCATGGTATAAACCGCCGCGCCCTGCGCTGCTGCTTCGCGGTTCTTCAGGATATTGGTATAGTCCTTCAGGGCAATGGTTGTGGCCACGGGGTCTTCCGTGTCGAGTTCCGGGTAGAGTTCATTCAAGGTCTTGGCAGAAAATGGCTGATTGTTCAGTGCGGCTGCATTCCGCTGTCTCTCATAGGTGGTGACAGCTGCCTTGTACATATCTGGATCGGAGGCAATCAGCTGTGGGGCAATGCCTAGCGCACTTCCTAATTTCTCAGACTGTTCGAGGCGATTATCATCCGGTGCGCTGTTTCCGAAAAGGTTCTTGTATACGTCGGTGGATTTCACGAGGTCTTTGGCGGATTCCCACTGGGCTTCTACGGTGCCAGTGAAGCCGCCTAAGGGCAGGATCTCTCCATCCTTGACGGATTCCATATTATCCTTCTTGGCCTGCTGCTCTTCAGTCAGCTGAATGCCGCCAAACTCCGGTGTCGGCCTCACCTGGATGGGTGTATAGTCCTTGGGCTTGATCCCATGCAGCACGCTTCCTAAAATTTCTTCGTCCATTGTGATTCCTCTCAAATATCGAATACGCTTAATTCTCCATTGGAAATCTGTCTCATCTGTTCATCAGATACCCACTTGGTCTCAGTCTTTCCGTTCCCGTAGTCTATGTCAATGTAGAAACCATTCGGATTTCCATCTTCGTCTACGGCCTGCGACGTTTCCCTGATGTGATCGTTGTAGGCCTGCGCTTTGCTCATGGTTGGAGCTTCGTAGTCATCCCCGAAAAGGTTTACACCGAAGATGCTAATCCCGCCGATTTTCGTTTTACCAGTGCTGTCGAGACCTTCTTTCCCGATCACATCGTAGTAGATGGTGCGGAGTTCGTCATTATCAGGATCTCTCCCCTGCTCGTTTTTGAAATCCATGATTTCTCTCTTAATGAGCATTTTCGCTGTCGAGGTAACGGCGGAGGTATTGGTATAGCACATAGCCGCAATGGTGGCATCATCATCCGGGATCTTGACGGCAAAGGTTCCCACGCCGTTTCCGCAGTCGATGACATCTTTCCGAATCTTGGCGTCCTGTTCTGCCGTGAGGTAGACACCTTCTTCCTGCAGGTCTTTGATGGTATTGTCGAGGTCTTCGATGGAATTGATCTTCGTTCCGATAAATCCTTCTAAGGCGTTGAACTGTTTCTCCTTCAGGCATCCGCTGGTATCAAGTCCTCTGCCTACATTGGCAGCTCTGTTCTGTGAATTTTCATAGGTTCTCTTCTGATTCATCAGACGGCCTAAGAGTGTGACGCCTGCCGAAGAGTCTTTCATCAAGGGATCGTTATTCACAATATCCGCGGCGTACTCATAGACCTGCCCTGGTGTGGAACCGTTCTGCTCCATTTCGAGGATTCCTTTGGTGATGTTCTGCACCTGACTCTGAATGTAGGCTACCTGGTTCGAGCGGATCTCGGCGTACTGCTGCTTTAAGGCAGCGTCGCTCTTGTCCTGCAGCTCGGCTCGTTCTTCGTCTGACATGTCGTCGGGGGCTTCGCCCTTGGCCTCTGCCACGGATCCATAGCCAATGGGTTTCCCGAACCATTCATTCCACTCGTCCATGCTCCCGACATGAATGCCGCCGGAAGAGTTTCTGGCCATGTACTGGCCGTTTCCTAAATAAATGCCGACGTGCTTTTCCCCGTCAATGAAGTCTCCGGGCTGTGGTTCATAGCCGTCGCCCGCTTCGTGGTAGGCGTCCCCGAAGTCGGAACCGTGCGTGATTGTCCCGTCCGGGAAAAGGCCGGTCTTGGCGTAGACGTCAGCGGTCCATGAATCGCACTGGATCGTGGGATCTTTGGTGACGCTTCCCATCCACTGATCGCCTTCGGTGTAGTTGTTTCTGGCAAATTCCGCGATCTGATTTCCTGTGACGCTGCCTTTCCTTTGAGGAACCGGCGTCGGGTGGTCTTTGTGCCATGCTTCCCGAAACTGTTCCCATGTCATATTGGTGAGATTTAGGCCGTTTCCTTTGACGTAGTCTTCGGCGCTGTTTTTAATTTCCCTGGTCATTTTCTTCTGAAGGAACTGGTCTTTGTAGGCTTTCAGTATCGGCTCGTCTATTCCCTGGGATTTCATGTAGGCGACGGCATTGAGACCTGCGCTGTAGTCGCCTGTGGTGAGGTAGGACTGCATGATGCTTTTGGCCTGCTCGTTCTTCAGAGAGTTCATTTTGACGCCAATGGCCGTGGGATCCATATTGAGTCCGGATAAGATAGCGGTGGTGTTCTTCTCCCAGCTCCCGAAGTTCTGGATGAGGGAGTCGGGGTCTTTGACGGACTGGTTCACCATGTTGCTGGTCATCAAGGAAATCTGATTTCCTGCGTAGTCTTCCATCTGCTTTCGCTGGTACTTGTCGATCATACGAAAGTTCGATGTCTGTGACTGTGCTCTCTGTTCCCCGAAAGCTCGGACGGCGTAATCAGAAGAGATACCATGATCCTGCAGGACCTGCTGATAAATCTTCTGTTCCTGGTCGGTGTAGTCTTTCTGCAGGTTCTCGGCAGCCTTGCCCTGATGGGTATTGAAAAGCCCGGTGTTCTCATCGTCCATAAGGGAATTGATACGCTGCTCGTAGTCGTTCTTGGCGTCGAAGATTTTATCATTCTGGTTCTTCAGCCATTCTTTTTGATAAGCCCCTATACCGGCGCTCAGTGTGGCATTCAAGGCATTGGCCCCGGCTTGATTGGCTCCATAGGCATTCGGATGATCTACCGCCTGAATTTTCGCATTCATGGTATTTTTATTCACAGAGGGCGTGAATTGTGAAAGCTTCATAGATCCTCCTACCTAAGCCAGCTATAGGGGCTTTTCGTTCCTATAAATTTCTGCGGCTTGTACTTGGTGACGGCAAAGACTTGGTCTTCCATGGTTTCCGGCATGCCGGCTAGGGCGGATGGATGGTGAAGCTGTCCGGTGGTCTTGGAAGCTGTCCCTCCAAAGGTTTTGGAAACGCCATACATGCTAATCGCTGTATTCAGAAGCGAAGAAATCCTGGCTGCTTTCGCTTGTTGTCTGGTGTTGTAGGCCGCCGCGTCTGCTTGTTTGGCCTGGTTCAAATAGTTAACCTGATTGATATAGGCGTTTTTGGTATCGTTTCTCTGATTCCCTAACAGGTTCATGGAGTCCGTTCGCCACTGGTCGATAGCAGCGGCATTGGCATCTAATACGCTTCCGCCGGATAGACCCGCAGATCCGGCTGCTGCGTTCTGCTGGCCTATCACCAGTTTTCTTCTCGCATCCAGTTCCTGCTGTTTCTGGGCATACTGGTCTGCGATCTGTTCTCTCTGTCGATCTTGAATGCCAGCATTCTGTCTTGCGGCATCCGCTTGCGCTGCATAGGCAGCGGCTTGTGCTTGATATTGGGCATTTTGCGAACGATAGGAGGTATATCCTTGCAGAGCCGTGAGGCCCATCATGGCTGCGGTTACACTACACATGGTCTTTTCTCCTTAGTTCAAAATATAGGAAAGGCTTTCCGTTGATGGTGACATTTCCTTCATAGAGGTCTACCCCCGGCACATTTTCGATATATCTTATGGCCGGGATATTTTCTTTTGAAATGAAATTTCCTAGTTCTCCATATTTCCGGACGACTTCTTGAATAAAGCTATACCCAATACAGACCAGGGCTTTCCTATGATTCTTTACGGATTGTGTGCCCAGACACCACACCGCATTCCCTGCTACGCCAAAGACGCATAGCAGGGTCCCTTTATATCTGGCTTCGTAGACTTCTTTCGAGTCTTCAATAGATGTTGCCACTGCAGCTTCAGGTGGAATGCCAATTATTTCACATTCTTTTTTATCTTCTTCTCTCATATCCACGGCCATTTCATGACCATAGCATGCTGCGTGGGCCTTGTGAACAGGCGTGATTTTCACTCTGTATTTACTTCTAATCATTGATAACTACCTCTCGGACCAAGGCTGCCAGATTGAATGGATATGGCTCATCAGACTGAATGAGTACTCTTCCATTCTTTTCTACGCCTCTATTAGGGATTGTGATTTCTTTATCTCCGGTGTACAGGGTAATCTCTTGGTCTGATAATTCTTCGTACTTGATGGCGTCCATGGGACCCACGCCATTCCCGATTTTCCCGCCCAAGGAGTTTAGCAGACGTAAGGAAGCGCTTCTTACGTTTTTGTTTCTCCCTTGCAGTGTTCCGTTCTGTGTGTTGATTTCCAGGTTAGGAAGTTCCAATTTCATGGTATAGGGAAGGCCGATGATCATGTAGGACACTTTGGTCGGCAGGGTTATGATGCCATTTTCATCAATTTCCACATCAGAAAAGCATTTTCCGTCGGCCAGAACAGTGACTTTCCCGGATAGCCATTTCACTTCTTGGCTGTCTTCCGGAGATGTAAAGGTAAAGACTTTGGCACAGTCAAGCATGATATAGTCTTGGGGATTGCTTGTCTCTGCGTTCATGGTTAGCTTTTCGATGTATGTTTTCCCTTGTCTCTGCACAGCGGTGTATACATCGTCTTTTGTATCGTCGGCAACGCTGCATACTGACAAGTAGGCTCCGTCTGTTTTGATGTGGCTCCATGCGTAGACTTTCTGCTCTTTGATATAGGAGAGGCAAAGCATGGCTCCGTCGCTTCTGACGAAGTAGAGCCTGGAGTCCGGATCCTGCATATAGGCAATATCAGTGATGCGCATTCCTCGAAGCAGGTTTTTGGCCAGCAGGGTTATGTCCATGCCGTCGTAGGAGTCTGTTTCAAAGGAGTAGGCCATATCTCGTACGGTTTGTGCGCGGCGCTGGATGTATATGAGGCGTCCGCCAATGGACATCGGTTCTACATCGCTGCACCCTCTAAAGGTCTGGGCTTTCGGTGCGCACTTGGTGGGGGTTACCGTGTCTCCGCCGGAAATGGTCCATTCATTGGCATCGGTGAGTACATAGAGATCGTTTGCCGGGCAAAGGTGCTTGATTTCCGCTTGTTCTCTGGAGATGAAAGATAAAGCGATGGCGCTATCGTCTGTTATGGTGCCTGACGCTTTTTCTACAGAGAAGTTGTTATAGTCTCCGGTTTTACTCATCCATACGACGTAGGGTTGATAAGAGGTCCCTCCAAAGACTAATCGGTCTTGGAAGAAGGCGACTGTTCTTGGATAGCCGAATTTGTTATTCCAAGCCCCATAGCAATAGGCATCTATTTTCCCCGCTTTCCCCAAGTTTTGTTTAACTAAACAGGTGGCTTGGGTTGCAGAATTGACGGATTCAATGACTACCATCCCATCCTTTGTGTAGGCATTGGCGGTTAGATCGGCACGCCCGGCCGTGGCTACGATGCGAAGTCGGACGTTATCTTCTATGTTTTCAGTACCGGATTCGGAAATATTATTATCGTCATTAGAGCGATAGGTTCTATAGTTTTTCCATTCGCCGCTATTGACGGAACGCTGAATGGTGATGGTTCCGGTCCATGTCCCGTGAGTGATGATCTTCCAGCTGCTTCCTACTGCAATCGCATCGGTTGTCTGGTTTCCGTTAGACTGTACGGCCTGGGATGGAATGTCTTGGGAAAGTTTCATCCACATCCCTTCCATATCCTTGGTAAAAAACGATTTCCCGGCGGTTATGGTCATCCTTCCGGATATACCTGAGGCGGTCAGTTCAATATCTGCCAGGCTTTTCAGTTTCACCCATCCAGGATTTCCCGTTCCATAGGTTCCTTGTCCGCCATTGCCGTAGGATATGCCTGCTGCCCCTTCATGGCCGCTCCATATTCTGTAATATTTATGAGGCCTTCCCGTTACTTTTCTTTGACTTGTAAAAGTTCCGGGCTGCCCTCCTCCACCGCCTTTGGCACTTATGATGTTTCCAAAGGAGGAGCTCTCTCCGTCGTTCCCCGGATTTGCTTTTGTCCCGCCATTTCCTACGGTGATGTTGTAAACGGTATTGGCCTCCAAATAAACGGTTTTGGTCAGAAGCTCTCCATTGCCCCCCTTCCCGCCTTTGGCGCCTACGTAGTCGTCACTTTCATGGTATCCGGTTCGTCTCTTATGCCTTAGATCTTCGCACCCGCCGCCACCGGCTCCGGCTACGGTAATCAGATAGTCCCCGCTTTCCCCGCATGGCCATGAATAGGTTCCGGCTTTATCCCAGGTCTCATCAGCTACATAATTTTCAACCTGTGCGGTTGCATCAAAATACGGACGGGATATTTCCATTTCTTCAAATCGCCAATCGTTATCTGCATAGTGTTTCAGCTGCATCACCGGATGGGTGCCGGATGCGATATACAGGATATCTGCGCTTTGGGCTGTCCTTAGCTTTGACAGCTCACTAGCAGCGTAAGGGGTTGTTACTTCCTGCCCGGTGAAGACTCCATCTTTCCAGATACGGATGTATTTGTCTCCGACTTCCAGTAGAAACCCTGCGTTGGCTTTGCTTTTAAACTCGATGAGTTTGACACTCGCGCTTTTAGCATAGCCGCAAAATAAAGAGCCGGTCCGTTTGTACACAGCTCCATATGGGCGGATATACGCATTTTCAGCGTTCAATAAAGCAGATTGGTATTTATCCAGGTCTACCCGATTGGCTACTTCAGGAGAGATTTCTCCCGTTGTGAAAGAGGACTGTATGGCATAGATGGTTTCTCTTGGCATGGTTACCACCTCGCTGTCAGGTAATGATTGGGGTAGGATGGCTTATGCTCATCCTGGATGGCGCTGGTGTATTTAGCCAATGCGATGGCGCTCTGTGCCAACTGGAAATTTGCCTGCTGCATTTGCATGGATGCACAAAGGGGATACGATAGGGCAGCCGCCAGGCTATAGGCCAGTACCTGTACAAAGGATGGCGGGAAGACGTCTGCGTTTTCGATATCCATAGTAAATTCGCAATAAGCGTCTTTGATATTCGTGCAGATGGCTTTCTGTGATTCGTTTACAGAAAGGGTCGTATATGTCGGTTCGCCGTTGTCTTTTTCTTCTGCAAATTCTTCATCATAAATTTTTCGGATAACCAAAGCTTTCGCCGGATAGGCGTAGGTATAGTTCCACCCCATGGTATTGACATCCAGCAGGGCCAGTTTGGCGTTTCTGTGGGCAAATTCCCATGGATACATAGACAAGAGGTTCTGTCTTGTCAGGTTGTAGTATAGTTTACAGTTTCTGGCAGCTTCGGATTCTTCTGTCATGGATACGATGCGCCCTTGTCCAATGGCTCCCAAAGCAATGTTGCAGATTTCGGTTGCGTTCATGGTGTCCTCCTTTTGGTTCTTCTACTCCGCATAGCAACAAGAGGGTTGTTATCATGCGGCGTGGAAGAACCCACGCCTGTTTCAGCAATACTGTTTCACCAGTTGAATGAGTTCCTCTCTAGTGGCGTTGTCGCTGTATTCGATGCCCGCTTCATAGAGTCTGGCTCGAAGTTCGTTCATAGAGAGCTCTTCCGTTTTTCTGTCGTCCATCATGTGAGATCTACATCAACGACTAAAGCAGCCGTCAGGACACCGGTAGCCGCCCCTGTGACGCTCAGCTTGATGTATTTTTTCATACCATGCGGGATTTTCACGGACGCTTTGGAGCCTTCGTCTTTAGAGACGGTGAGAGATCCTAATGTTTTAGGACTTCCCATAGCCGCATCGTCATCGGTAGAGAGCGTGACGGTGGCATCTTTGTCTAATGCACTATTGACGGTCACTGCCAGAAAGAGCGGATCATAGGCATCGCCTCCGCCGGAATTGGCTACCACATCGCTAGTCGTTCCGGTCGAAAGGTCTTTCTTCCACATGAATGTGTTTTCTGCATCGTAAATCATTATTTTGCCTCCTTGATAACTGCTTCTTCGTCAGTGATGGCCTGCTCTTCCAGTACGCGGATCCCGTTCACATAGTATTCCGGCATGCCGTCCATGGCTTCTTTTCTGGTGATGTACACATTGGCCTTGTCGTTGTAGTACAGGTTTAAGAGTGTCATCATGAATGGAGATACGTACCATGCCGCATTGACGTTCATGAAGTGTCTGATGCGGTGCTGGGCGATAATCATCTTGTCTACGATGGCTTTCTTCTGCTCGGCAGTAGCCGATTCCAGCGCCAGAGTGGCGGTATCAATGTTTCTGACTGCCGCCAGCATTCTTGGATCGTGAACAGCCAAACCCGGTTCCCATCCGTAAATGGTGAGAAGCGCTTCATACTGCTTGCCGTCCGGATCGGATACCATGATTTCCCCCTTGTCGGTGCGGGAGAATCCGGCTGCAGAGTTCTTTGGATAGATCCCGGTCACTGCCTGATCGCCAAAGCATACCAGGTAGGCGGATGTCTGCTTCTTTACGGTAGTACCGCCGCCATTGATGACCTGATAGGAAGAGTCTCCGATTTTCCCGCCGTAGGAAGCAAGGCGAGTGGCGATACCGTTGAACTCATCCGGGTTTTTATCGGCGTTGCCGTAGAAAAGCATGTCGCATACCTGCTGTGTCATGCCCATAACCATAGCGCGGTCTTCGGACATTCTGTAGGCCATGGGATCGTTCTGCAATTTCAGCAGTTTTTTATCAATCTGAGAGTGGCCTTCAATCATGGCACAGGTATCTGTGATCTGGCGTGTGGTGGATTTGGAGTTTCCTACACCACGGTTAATGCGGCGAATCTCCCCTCTGGGAAGGCTGGTGCGCTGGGTGGTGCGATTGCCCGTCGGAAGGTTCCCCTGGATCCATTTAATCTGGTCCATAATCGGGTCTGCCCGCTGTACCAATTCGATGATGTTGTCAATGTTTCCATCCACGTTCTGTCTTTTGCGGATGTCGTTAAATGTAAGAGAAAGGTCTCCTAATGCCATTGTTTTTTCTCCTTATCGCTTATAAATTGTCCCAATTGGTGTTGGGATATGGGTTGTTTTCTCCGTTCCCTTTGTCGTTCCCGCCGACGCCGGGATCTTCTTTTAGCAGGGTGCCCACTTTTGCCAGCACCTGCAGTACGGCTTTGTTGTTACCTACACCGCCTTTATTCAAGGCTTCCACAAATCCCGGATATTCTCGCTCTAACGAGTTGACTGCCAGGCTGACATTTTTCATAGCGTCGTCAAACTTGGCGCCAAAGAAGGCTTTGGATTCTTATGCTTCTTTTTCATAAGCGGCTTGCTGGGTCTTTTGGACACGGTCCATGATTTCCTGCTGCCATTTAAAGCCGTAAGCGGCCAGCTGGTTGGCTTGGTCGTTATTCAGATTCATTCCTCTGCAAATGTCTCCAAAGGCGTTGCTGGTATTTTCATCCAGTTCGTATCCTTCCGGAAGGCTTCCTGTGAAGTCATAGTTAACGGTACCGGCTTCCTGTTCCAGTCCGGCCGCCTGTTCCACCAGGGAAGCGGGCTGCGGTGTATCCGGCTTCGGATGATCCCCTGATCCCTCCTGTGTTGCAGGGGCGGGTGGTGCTGGTTCGTTCTGTGGTTCCGGTTCAGCAAATGTCTGGAGGTCAAATTTCAATGTGTTCGTGTGTTCGTTCATTGTGGTTTCTCCTTAGTTCATCAGCTGAAGCAGGAAGAAGGCGGCTCCAAAAAATACCAGTACAAACAGAATCGCTTTTTTGATTTCATTCTTTGTCTTCTGTGTCATAAATTCTTTTCTGCTCCATTTGAAAATTGATATATTCTTTTTCGGCTTTCTGCCGCAAGGTGACGGCTTCAATGCCTAGAAGTTCTACCAGTGTCTCGTTAATAGTGATTCCTACTTCTCGCATACCTTCGTTTCTAAAGGTCCATGAGTTTCCCGTGAATGTCCTGGCTCTATAGCCAGTCATTTCCAAGATTCTTTCCAGTACCCATCGCCCCTCTTTGGTGCTGAGTACTTTTTTCCAGGCAATTTTGTCTCTTTCTTTGAGTTCTTCTTCTATGCGCTTTTGCCATAGAAGGTCGGTATCCTCAGGGTTTGTGATGACTTTTTTCATACGCTGCTCAATCCGGGCGAGTTGATTCCCATCAGGGTTTGCAGAGCTGGGTTCCCGTCATTAGCGGCGTCAGTCAGGTTCTTGGCGGCCTGGGCTGCCGGTGCTACAGTCTGGGCCATCGCTTGTGCCTGGGCAAGCTGTTCCTGCTGTGCTTGGATTCTCTGTTCTTCTTCCATCATGGCCTGTACTTCTTCTGTGGATCTTTGCATTTTCCCCGGCGCTCCTAAGAGTTCGAAGTATTCGGAAACGGTTCCGATAGGGTCTACTTTCTTAATAACATCCGGCCATACCTGGGCCATCTGTCCGGTAAAGGCAATGGCTTGTTCGATATTTACGAGTCCGCTCATTTTCTGGGCCTGTGCCAGTGGGGAGACGTATTCGATTTTGATTTCTTCGTTCTGCAGTCTTTCTGCTACTTCGTCAGGGATGGGATCAAAGGCCCCCATTCTTTCTAGAATGTTGTAGGTTCTTTCGATCAGCGGGGAAAGAAATTCATCTTGCAGCCGTTCGACTACCGGACCTAGCTGCTGGAGTTTTTCCTGTTGCAAAGCCATGACTTCTCTCGCTGTTTTCTGGGGCTCGTCCACGCTGCTGGAGAGCATTAAGAAGAGGTCTGCAGAGTAGATGCGTTTGATGGCATCTTCCGTGTTTTGGATTTCCTGTGCCAGCCACTGCGGGTTTGTGGGGGCTGTGAACAGCGGTCGGATCTGGTTTTGCCCATTGATGGACTCTTTGGTGTATCCGCCGGGAATGAGGTTAATCCTATGGACTTCCGGAGGGCCAACCATAGGCGGCTTTACCATGATTTCTACGGCTTGCAGGAAGTCTTTTCTATACACTTGCAGAGCTTTGGAGTGCCCTTCTGCGTACCATCCCGGACCAAAGCCGTAGGCATTCTGCCCCGTAACTTGGTATCTGGCTACGGGAACCGGGAATTCTTCGAAGCCGCCGGAGTATAAATAGTCCCTTTCTCCTTCCATCCAATACAAGGATGTATATGGCATGTTTTTATTGCCTGGCATCCCCGGGATTCTTCCATCATTGGGCATGACCAGCCAGATGATTTTCATTTGCCTGGTATATTTGCCGCCGCTCTTTAGGGCGTCTTTCACTTTGTCCGGCAGGTTTTTGTCGCCAAATTGTTCCATGATCTGAACCGGTGTCATGGTGAATTTCCGGCAAAAGGTGTTTACTCTCCCGCCCGGCCCGGTGCCTATGTAGTAGGTCCCGATGGTATAGTTCTGAAATCGGATCCCTGTTTCCATAGATGGAAATACGCCCAATGGCGCTTGGCCAAATGGCAGCTCCATGTAGCAGTTGTGGATGCAGTTGTAGAAGTTGGATTTATGCAGGTAGTGTTCCACGATTTTTTGGCGCTGGTCCAAAATCTGCATGGCTTCTATGTCCTCTTCTGCTTCGGCTCTTGAAAATCCCATCTTGAACCATTGTCTGGATGGCGGTGTCAGCCCGCTCATGACACCGGCTCCAAAGGCTATATCGCTCATCCAGGCGATGCTGTCTATCATCTTCCCGTCACGGCGGCGCCCTCGATCTGTTACATCGGCGGTATCGCCAAATTCTCCCAGGTAGGGAAGTTGAAAGTCTCTGATGTCTTTCCATCTTTTTTCCCAGTTTTTTCTTTCTGTTTCCAGTGCCCCTACGCGGGTGGCGGCCGTTTCTCGTGGTATGGTCTTGATGGCACCGTCTGCAGGGATATATTCAGGGGTGAAGGTGGAGGCTGCCAGACTATCCAAGGGTATTCTTTCCTTGCGTCTGTGTCGCCAGGGTGGTGGCCGCGTAGCCCTGGCGGAGTCTTTTCTTTCTGGCTGCTTCCGCATCGGAGGTGGTAGCCGCGTTCATATCGCCGGAGGTCACGTTTGTTACTGCCGGGTCTACTTTCTGAATTTCCGGTACTCTTACTTTTCCGCCAAAAATGGATCCGCACATGTGTATCTCTCCTTTCAATCAAATGGGTTGTAGTTGGTATTGACTATGTCTTCTGTTTGCTGAATGATCGGAAGGGCGAAGGTCAAAGCCAGTGCGTCGGCATCATTCGGTGATGGGACGCCGGCTTTCTTCATTTCGTCCTTTGATTTCAGCTGAATGCGGCCGTCCATGGTGGGTTTGATTTCTACATGGGTGAGGTCGTCTATCAGCACTTGGTCGGCTTCTATGACGCCGCCGGTCTGGAACCATTTCTTCATAGCAAACCACATGTATGCACGCATGTTGACGCAGGCAGGATCGGGAGAGGAGCCCGCGAAGGAGATGAGGTTCCAAGCTCTTCCCATGGTGGCGCCAGCTGAGTAGATGCCGGTGCCGTATCCTAAATCGATATTGACGGCTGCTGCGTGATACTGGTCTTCGAAACGGGCGATCATGTTGGCTATGGTCATGTCATTGGTGTTCTTGAGGATCCTTGCCAGTTTCTTGGTGTAGAGTCCCTGACGGAGGTAGATGGAGGTGGCGTCGCCGCCGGACCATGCGGGGTCTACGCCTATGACGCAAGGAGCGAATTTGTATTGCCCTTCATGCAAGTTCCTTTGTGCTGCTTTCTTGACTAGCCCTAATGGGATGAACTGCAGATCGGAGGCGTCCGGGAAGTCTCCGGTGACTCGGACTTTGAAGAAGTCGCTGTCCGCTCCGTAGGCTTCTTCCCACTGGGAAATCTTTGTCTTGTCTGAAAATCTGACAGATCTGGAATCTACCTGCATGGTGTGCCAGTATGGACGGAATTTATGGAAGCAGTCGTAGAATCTTCCGGTGTTTCGTGTCGGGTTCCCGAAGGCGCACCAAAGTCTTTCTGTGTTGGCGTCGTTTAATGCGCCTTCCGCGACTTCCCAGATCTTATCGTCAATGGCTGATGCTTCGTCGAAGATGAGAATGGTCCTGTTTCCTTGATTATGCAAACCCGCGAAGGCTTCCGGGTTGGCCACGGACCACGGGATAGCGTCGATACGCCAGTTCTTTTCCTTGCCGTCTTCGGCTGCGAAGATGGAGGTGGCGGTGACTTTGAATAAATCTCTTGCGAGGAACATGGCATGCCATTTCATAAGCTCCGGCCATGTCTTCGTGAGGAGCTGTGTCTCTGTGTTGGCGGTGACGACGCCGCGGGTGTTTTCATGGGTGGAGATCGCCCATAGGATGAGCCAGGATACCAAAGCGGATTTCCCGATACCGTGGCCTGAGGCGACGGCTTCCTGAATAACTCTGTCCGGGGATACGTTTTCGCCTATATGGCCCAGTATTTCCTTCTGCCAGGCTTCGGGGCCGTCCTGATGGGTAAGGAGTCCTTCACCCCATGGGAAAGCCCAGTAGACGAAACTGAGGGGGTCTTTCGCCAGTCCGGCAAGGTCACTTACTATTTCGGTGTTCATTCACTCGTTCCCTCGCTTTCTTCAGCGCGTCTGTCATGCCTACGTTCCCGGAGAGCTCGACTTCCTGCTTGTCTCTCCAGTCTTTCGGTTTCCGGTTCTTCAGCCAGAAGATCCCGGCTGTTGTATCCGGGGGCAGCTCTCTTTCTACTGTTCTCTCGGTTTCTGTGACTGTGCCGTCCGGGTTTTTGATTTTGGAAATGACTTTCTCCTTGACGGTGCAGCCGATCGCTTTTTTGAAGAGGGCATTCTCTACCCGGATATCGGCTATTGCCTTATTAGTATTTAGGGTGGCCGATATGGCCGGAATCTTTTTCTTCCACTCTTTCAGGGTGGAGCGGGATATGCCAATGTTGTGCGCTATGTCTTCGTCGGTCAGTCCGTCACGTGCCCACGCGCCTAAAATCAAGAGATGATCCGGCTCTGCCCACTTCTCCCATTTCCCTTTGGCCATGCTCTCACCCCCTAAAAACGCAAAAAGGAGCCGGTATCTTTTATCGTTGCCCGCGAGATATATGCGGGTAAAAGGTACCGGCTCCTTACGGATGCCGAAAATCTGCTGGAGATTTCATGACTATCTTACAATGATTTGGAAGAATTGTCAAATTCTTCATCGTGGAAGTGTGTCACAATGCGCTTCATGGATATGTGCTTTCCGCGGCTGCGCATGAAGTATCTCACAAGGATCCCACGTTCTCCTGCTTCGAAGACTAGCGTCTTGCCCTGGCGTCTTTTGCGCAGTGATCTCTTTTTCACTGTTTCCGGAATATTCAGTTTATTGAAATCTTTCCTTGCCAGGGCTTCCGCTCTCTCTTCGATGGTCATCTCTTGATTTATTCTACCTCCCAGCCTTTGATTTTGACTCCTGCTTCGTCCTGCAGGCACTTAGCCAGCTCCTGCAGGGTGACGTATCCCTCTTCATAGCACTTGTACTGCTCCATGCAGAGGTCTACGAACTTTTCCACTCTGCCATCTTTTTTTCATCAGGCTTCCGAACTTATCATGGATGACCATAGCCGGAATAGCAAGCATCAAGTTAAAGGCCAGCTCGCAGCCTTTCTTGGTGGCTTCTTGTTTCATTGCATCGATGTCTGACTGTTTGATGGAAACCATGGGATCCTTCTTTTTGACGCCTAG